GCCAGCGAGTCCGTCAAGCAGTTCATCTGGTTCACGCTGACCAGCACGACCGTGGGCTTCGCGCAGTACCGTGCACGCAATCTGGTCTGGGCCTACAACCGCTGGCTGGTGGGCGACCCGCAGTCGAGCGCCATCGGCTACCTGACAGGCACGGTCGGTGAGCACTGGGGTCAGCAGGTGCGCTGGGAGTTCGGGACGGCCATTGTTTACAACGAGTCAAAGGGCGTGATCTTCCACGAACTCGAACTCGTCTCGCTCACGGGCCGCGTGGCGCTTGGTAAGAACCCGCAGATCAGCACCAGTTACTCGCTCGATGGCATGAGTTGGAGCCAGGACAAGTACATCACCGCAGGCACCATTGGCAACACCAAGAAGCGCCTGGTCTGGTTCCGGCAGGGCGCGATGCGCAACTTCCGCATGCAGCGGTTCCGGGGCGACTCTGACGCGCATCTGTCGTTCGTTCGCCTTGAGGCGCGGCTAGAGCCGACGATGTATTGACATGGCCACTTCGTCGCGCCTGAACCTCACGCGGGACCAACTCGCGTCGTTCCTGCAGGATCACGAACAGATCAGGCAGTTTGAGAGATTGTTCGCGCTGGTAGATGAACTGCAGCCGACGACGCTGAATGACATCGCAATCGCAGCCGGTAACGCAGACCAGAAGGCTGTTGAAGCACTGGATCTGATAGCGTCCGTGGCCCAGGACGCGGCGATTCAAAGCACGACGGCAGACCAGAAGGCTGTGGAGGCGCTGGATGCTGTGGCCACGCTGGCGCAGGATGTGGCGTTCCAGGCTGACGCCAAGGCGCAGCAGGCGCTAGACGCCATCTCGCAGTTGAGCGGGTTGGTTGAGTTGCTGGCCACGGCACCGCCAGAACGTGAATTCAAGCGTTCGCGGTATGGCTCGTTCTATGACACCACAACGCAATCGGCGCTGGTGATCAACACGGCCACAAAGATCACATTCAACACCACGGACTTGTCATCCGGTGTCTACATCGGATCCCCGACGTCACGGGTCTACGTGGACACTGACGGAATCTATAACTTCCAAACATCCATCCAGTTAGACAGCACTGTGGCCACGGCGCAGGAGTTCTATCTGTGGTTCGCTTTGAATGGTGTAGATGTCACAAACTCCGCGTCGCAGGTTCGCGTTCAAGGCAACAATGCCGAGGTGTTCGTGGCACTCAACTTGTTCTTCAGCCTGAAGGCCGGCGACTACGTTGAGCTGGTCTTCTCGGTCAGCAACCTTGGCGTGCAACTGCTGGCCGCTCCGGCGGCGGCGCCGCATCCTGGCATTCCCAGCATCATCCTCACCGTGTCCAACAACATCCAGGGGTTCCAATGACCGTCACCGTCAAAGTCCTCGTTCCTCCCAAGCAAATGGAGGCCGTGCAAACCACGCAGTACACCGCCACGTCCGTAAAGGCGATCATCGACAAGGCCACGGTGACGAACACCGACACGGTGAACCGCACGTTCAGCGTGAACCTGGTCACCTCGGGCGGCTCGGCTGGCAATGCCAACCTCGTCATTGATGACCGCACAGTGGTGCCTGGTGAGACCTATCTGTGTCAGGAACTGGTGGGCCAGGCGCTGGAGTCGGGCTCGTTCATCTCAACCATCGCCAGCAATGCCACGGCGCTCACGCTGCGTGTCAGCGGACGGGAGATTTCGTGATGGATTACGCCAAGATGCCGACGTTCATGATGGAGATGGGTGGCATCCCAGACGAGGAGCCGTTCATCACTGCCAGCGAGAACCGAGAAAACACGCGCATCGCCATCCGCGACTGGATGCTCGGGCCCGAGAAGCCGAGCAACGAGCGCGGCGCAAACAAGGTCTACTGGGTGGCGCTTGGCAAGGCCATGCACGTCAACGAGGCCGATGCGAGGCGCAGACGGTGTTCAAACTGCGAGTACTACGACAACAGCGAGGACGCGCAGCTCAAGATGGACCGCATCCCCTGGAATGAGTGGGACATCGGCGCGGGCTTCCGTGGCTACTGCGAGAAGCTCGAATTCGTCTGCCACGACCTGCGCGCCTGCCAGGCCTGGGAAGAGCGCGAAAAAGAGGAAGATTGACCCATGAGCGGGAAGGCATAGAATGCGCGTGCCGAGTTCATGGCTACCGGCGGCCTCTGAGGACGCCATGACCTATAGCCTGCGCACGCACTTCGACTCGCTCATGCTGCCAGCGGCAGCCGCTGAGTGGTTGCTGATGCTATGGGAGTCCATCCAGGCGTTCGACGACTACGCTGATGGCGATCCTGTCAAGCGCGAGGCGCTCGACGCCCTGATCTGGAACACGCTGGTGGCCATGCCCCAGAACTCGTTCTTCTCGCAGCACGCGGCCGATCTGGCGCCACTGCTGGGTTCGATGGTGCTGAAGTGGCAAGCCTCTGACCGCGTGGAGCGCGAGGGTGGCGCATCGGCTCAGTCCTACGTCTGGCGGGCCGGCTATTACGAGCTGGTGCTGGCCGCCGTGCGCCTGTGCCATGGCCCAGCGGCTGCTGCGTCGGTGGCTCACAAGGTGTTGGGCATGTACGGCGAGAAGTTCGACGCCTACCTGACCGAGTTCAACAAAGGAGGCAGCGATGCCTGATCCAGTCACCGGCCTGATTGCGGCAGGTTCTCAGCTCCTTGGCGGCGCCATGCAATCGCGCGCCGCTGGCAAGGCCGCAGGCGCACAGGAGCGTGCCGCCGAGATGGGCATCGAAGAACAGCGCCGGCAGTTCGACGAGATCCAGAAGCTGTTGTCTCCCTATGTGGGCGCCGGCCAGCAAGCCATCAGCGGCTTCCAGCCATTCCAAGAGGCCGGCGCTCAGGCATTCGAGCAGCAGCAGGCCCTGGCGGGATTGCGCGGCCCCGAGGCGCAACAGGCGGCCATCGCACAGATCGAGCAGAGTCCGTTCCTCCAGGCCCAGGTGCGCCAGGGTGAGGAGGCAATGCTGCAGCGCGCATCGGCCACGGGCGGCCTGCGTGGCGGCAACATCCAGGCGGCGCTGGCTCAGTTCCGGCCGCAGATGCTTCAGCAGGCCATCGAGCAGCAATATGGGCGCCTCGGCGGATTCGCCGGCACCGGCCTGGGCGTGACCGAAGCGCTCTACCGTGGCGGACAGGCGTCGGCAGCTGGTCAGGCATCCGCTGCCGGCACGATGGGCAGCAACGTGGCCAATCTGTTGCAGCAGCAGGGAGCAGCCCAGGCTGGCGGTGCACTGGGGCGTGCTGCTCCGTTCGTGCAGTTTGCGCAGTTGCCGGGGCAGTTGGCTGGCTACCAGATGGCCACCGGGCGCAATGTGTTCGGCAATCTGTTCGGTGGAGCACAGGCACCTATGATGCCCGTTGAGCCTGGAATCTCGGGACTACCGTCCTATGCGGTAATGCCGCCGCCTGGAGGTTGATGATGGCAACAGCGTTCGACTACACCAGCGCCTTTGGGCAGCAGGGCGGCCCACTTGGTGGCCTGATGCAGGGGCTCAAGTTGGGCGCCACGATGCGGGATATCGAGACCCAGCGAGCGCAGCAGGTGGCTGCTGCCCAGTTGGCGCAGCAAAAGGCCGAGCAGCAGCGCCTTGCTCAGGAGGCAATGTCCGCGTACTTGACCAAACCTTCTGCAGAACGCACGCTAGACGACACACGCGGGCTGATCCGCTTTCTTCCTGCTGACCAGGTTAAAAACCTGATCGACATCGACTCTCGATTGTCGGAAGAAGAGCGGCGCAACAAAGTGCTATTGGCGGGCCAAGTGGGGTCTGCGCTGCGTCTTGGTAAACCAGATGTGGCGCTCAATCTCATTCGCCCATACGCCGAAGCTGAAACAGATCCGCGCAAAAAGCAGGGTCATCAACTAATGATGGCCGCCATTGAGAAAGGCCCAGAAGCAGCACTCGAAATGCTGCGACTCACCACTGTAGCACTCGGTCCAAATTACGAGAGCGCAGCCAAAGCAATGTTTGGTGCTGCTGAAGTGCAGGGTCGAACCATCTCGTCAGCCGCTGACAAAGTTGCCGCAGGCATCACCGATGCTGAAGGCAAGCCCTTGTCTGGTACGTTCTTCGTGGAGCCCGGTAAGGAGCCAAAGCTCGTTACTGGCGCCAAGCCCGGTTTCACGATTCTGACCCCTCAAGAGGCCGCTCAACGTGGTCTGCCGACGCAGGGTTACACATGGCAGATCAATCGAGAAACGAACGACATCAGTTCGCTGGTCAAGCCATCGCAAGCCGCAGTTCAAGTCAACATTCCAGGGCAACCGACACCTCCGACCAAACTCGAAGAGGAGATCGACAAGAAGTTTGCCCCACTGGCCGTTGAGTGGATGGGTGGTGAAAAGAGCAGATCAGCATCTCGCATCAATCAACTCAAGGCCGTCACCAACGTCCTCGAATCCGGCAAGCGAATCACTGGCCCCGTCGTTGGACTGACGCCAGACGTTGTGCTGTCTTTTGTGAATCCGGGGTCGAGAGAAGCGCGGGCAAACGCCGAGCGGGTCATTCAAGAAGGACTGCGCGCAACGCTTGGTGCTCAGTTCACCAAGGTTGAAGGTGAAAACTTCCTCGCCAGAGCCTATGACCCCAAAGCACCTCAAGCCGACAACGTACGCAGACTGCGGTCAATCGTCACCCAGATGGAGGAATCTGCCAAAGACCGCGAATCGATGATGAAGTACATGCAAGGGCCTGGTAAAGGATCGCTGCAGGGTTACACAGGACGAGTGCCAACGATTGACGACTTTTATGCTGCAATCGAGGTGCAGACCCCTGCAGCGCCTGCTGCTGCTCCTGCAGCAACTGCCCGTTCGCAGGCCGTAGACGCAGCTCTTCAGAAGTACAAGACCAAGTCTGGAGGTCAGTAATGGCGACGGTTGCTGAACTTGAAGACGCACTTCTGAATGCTGACAAGGCAGGCGACACCAAGGCTGCTCGCTTGCTTGCCGATGAGATTACTCGGCTACGCGCTCAACCGAGTGCTCAGATTCCTGGCGCAGCACCGGGTCAAGTCGCACCAGTGGCAGCACCGACAGAGCCCGAAACCACCACAGCAGGTGTTGCTGGCGCCGTGACTCGCGCCCTTACGCTGCCTGTCGCAGGAGCCACTGCCGGTCGGATGGTAGGCGGCGTTCCTGGCGCTTTGGCAGGCATGGCAGCAGGCGCTGTTGCGCCCGCTGTAGCAGACCCGCTGGTCAGCCTGTTCAACCGCACCTTCGGCACCAACGTCCAGCAGCCGTCTGAGGCCCTCGGGCAGCTTCTGACGCGCATGGGTGTGCCGGTGCCTCGCAGCGGCGCTGAGAAGTTTGCAGGGCAGATGACTGCAGGCGTCACCGCGGGCACCGCGCTGCCCGCACAACTTGGGCGCACTGCTGCTGCGATGGCGCAAGGCACTCGCGCTGCACCCGTCGTCACCCCCATCGCCGAGGCGGTGCGAGTTGCAGGCATGGGGCCAACAGGTGGTGCAACGATGGGTCAGCGCATTGGTGCCGGCATGACCGCTGGCACCATCGGCGCTGTGCCGACTGCTGAGGGCCCCATCGACGTTGCAGTTGGTGGCACGATGGGTGGTCTATTCCCACCCGTCGCCAAGGCCGGCAAGGAGGTTGTTTCCGGTCTGTGGGATGCCACGGTGATGCCTTTGATGAGGCCGGCTATTGCAGCCGAGCGTCAGATGTACCGAGCAGTCGGTGGAACACCCGGCGCTGCAGAGCGCACCATCGCCGAGATCGAGGCGGGCAGACAGGTACCCACCACGCCAGGCTTCCAACCTACACTGCCCGAGCTTGTCGTGGCCGGTGGTGGTGAGGCTCCTCCCACCCTTGCCGTGCTGGCCGAGCGGGTTCGAGGTGCAACACCGGATCAAGCCCGCGACATCCAGCGCTTGGTGAACGAGCGTGTCGGTGCGCTGCAGGCTCAACTGGCACGGGTCAACCAGCAGATCGATCAGCAGGGTGCAACGCTGCAGCCCGGTGCGCTCGATGAGTTGACGCAGGCCCGTGACTCCATTCTGCGCAACCTCGAAGACGAACAGAATTCGTGGGAGTCGGTGCTGCGCACGGCTGCTGGTCGGTTGCCAGCAGGCCCGCAGGGGACCGGCGAAGAGATCCTGACTCGCGCACAGCAGTTGCAAAAGCAGATCCGCGACACCGAGATCACCCCCGCCTACCAGAAGGCGTTGGATGCTGGTGGTGAATCAAGGGTCAGCATCAACACGGTTGTCAGTGAGGCAGAACGTGCGCTAGGTCGCCCACTCACCACGTTCGCACCCGAGTCGCAGTCCAACATCGTTCGGCGCATTCTGGCGCTGCGCGATCCCATTGAGGAAACACCGACCATCCTAGGGCCGGATGGTAGGCCGTTGGCTCCAGTGACGCCACCTCAGATCACAGCCTCGGCGACTCTCTCCGAGCTTGACGATCTGCGCAAGGCGATCAACGCAGACATTCGGGCAGCAGCGCGTGGCAGTGGTGAACTCTCTGGTGTCAAAACGAGCGATCTGTTCGCTTTGCAGCGCACCATCGACGCGGCCATCGACGCCTCGGACACGCTGCCGACGCAGGCCAAGGATCTCTACAAGACGGCGGTGGCCAAGTACCGCGATCTGTACGCACCTCGCTTCCGTGAAGGTGAGACCGCTCGCATCCTCAAGCCCGGCATGTTCGGCGAGATGCGAATCGAGCCATCGCAGGTCGTTCAGCAGTTCACCAAAGACACTGACGCCGCCAAGCAGTTCGTCACCACGTTTGCTGGTGATCCGCAGGCGTTCGAGTCGCTGCGCAACGGCATCCTGGGTCAGTTCCGATTGGCTGCAGTCGATGCTCAGACGGGCCTGGTTGACCCAGGCAAGGCTGCAAACTTCCTCCAGAAGAACGCCGAGCAGTTCGCGGTGCTCGACAACGCCGGTTTGGGTGTCCGCAGAGCAATGCAACAGTTCGAGCAGGATGCCGTCCAGGGCAACGATGCGCTGAAGAACCTCAACGCCATCGGTGGTGGCTTTAAGGACAAGACCCCTGACCAGCTTTTGAACTACATCCTCAGCAGCGGTGACCGCATGGGTATCGCGCTGAATCGATCTGACGCACAAGGTAGGGATGCGATCCGCCGCGTGGTGCAGACTCGTCTGAACCAGATGCTCACGCAGACGCCAGGCGGTGAGCCGCTGACTGAATCAGGTGTGATGTCGGTCGTCAAGGAGATCACCGACCCCACCGGGAAGCTCAAGCCCGCCTACGAGAAGGCTTTGGGGCGCACGCTGGCCACCGAGTTCGCAGATCGCGCCAAGGGACTTCGACTGGTCATCGAGACCGGCAAAGATCCGATGCTCAAGAACCCGAACGCCATCGAGCCGATACTGCGGGCTCAGAATTTCACCCCGGCGCAGTTGACTGACATCCAACTCGTCATCGATGATCTGGCCCGCGCCAACAAGGTTTCGGAGGCCGCTCGCGCTGCGCGTGCGTCTGCCAGACCCAGTGGGCGCGATGTGCTTGGTGAAGAGTTGGAAGGGGGCGCCGTACGCCCTGACAAACTCAATCTGCTTAATCGCGGATACACCTTCTTCCGCAACATGTACCTCGGTGCGCGGGATCGGCTGAACCCCAAGATTTCCGCACAGCTTGCCAACATGATCTACAACAACCCTGATGCGGCCGTCACTGCTCTGCGCAACGAGATCGCCCGTGCGCAGCGCAAGGCACGCCCAGCAGGAGTCTCTCGCGCAGCACCCGCCGCTTACGGTGCCGGATACTCCGGCATCTCCTCTGAAGTTGTTGACGTTCTTCGCCCCGAGGAACAGCAGCCTCAGCAGCCCTCACGGCCACGCCTGATCCTCGACTGACCAATCACCCCAGGAGCCCCAGCCATGACCGCCCTCAGCATCCAGCCGCCGTTCCCCATCATCACCGACATCGACGGCCAGCCGCTCGAAGATGGGTACATCTACATCGGTGTGGCCAATCTCCCGCCTATTGGCAACCCGATCACGGTCTACTGGGACGCGGCGCTGACGCTGGCCGCAGCGCAGCCGATTCGTACCATTGGCGGATACCCGATGAACTCGGGAACGCCTGCGCGGCTGTACGTCAACAGCAATTATTCGATCCTGGTGCAGAACAAGAACGGATCGACGGTGTATTCGGCACCCACAGCGACGGAACGCTACGGGAACATCATCAGTTCTGCTGACGTTACGTTTATCCAGTCTGGGACTGGCGCAGTGACTCGCACGGCGCAGGCCAAGATGCGCGAGCCAGTGAGCTTTGAAGATTTTGGAGCAGTTGGTGATGGAGTGAGCGATGATCTACCAAGTGCTCAAAATGCCTTGTCGGCGCACGATGTTGTCGAGTTGATTGGTGATGCCACTTACAACTTCAACTCGGCACAAAACGGCTTGCAGGTAGGCACCGGTCAGACAATTCGTGGCAACGGGCAAGCAGAGCTATTGTCTACGTCTATCAACTATCGCCCGCTCGATATTGATACACCAACCACAAGTCCTAGCGGTGTGGTGGTTGAAGGCGTCACGCTGCGCAACAACGTGTCCAGCACTGATGATTGGGCGCCAGTGAGGTTTGGTGGCGCTCAAGCGTCCATGTACCACGGAAACCACACCAAGCAGTCCTATTACGGGTCCACGTTTTCATATTCGATCTATAACGACCGTACAGAGATTCGCACCAAAGATTTCTCCGCAGTCGGAAACTTGTCGCAAGGCAATGCTACCGGATACGAGATTTTCTCTGTCAAGAACGCGGCGTTTGCCGGGAATGTCTCATATAAAGAAGGTACTCAAGCCTTCAACCACGGCATTCGTGTGACTGGGTATGGCGCTGCGCAGCCAGCACCAGGCACCGATCTCAAGGTGTTGGGCGTTGCCATTGCAGGACATGCGGTCAACAACTATGCCAACGGTATCAGCCAACAGACTGGCGTATATGGATGCGCCTATTCTGGTATTGCATTGACAAATACCGGAAGCGGCATTCAGCTTCCAACAACTCTTAGTTCTGCTGCTGATGTCGCAAAAGGAAACGTCTTCTCTGGTATTGCAATACACAGCACTATCAACGGGATGCGTTTAGAAAAAGCAGAAAAGCATGTCTTTTCTGGTTTTGCTATTCGTGAAGCAAACTTCTACGGGGTTGGCCTGCTGACTACCAGCTCGACTGGTGTTTACGGTACTGGCCGATACAACAGATTCGATGGCGCAGTTTACGACCACGGCG